ATGATTGGTTGCTTTCGGAGTTTGAAACGTTTAGTAGACACAAAGCATTAGAAGCCGCTATTTTACAAAGTGCAGACTTACTTGAGAAAGGTGAGTATGGGCCAGTAGAAGATCTAGTTAAGAAGGCTGTGCAAATTGGGTTACAAAAAGACTTGGGTACAGATTACTTTGCTGACCCTAGAGGTAGACTAGAAAGCATTAAGAGTAGTAACGGGCAAGTGAGTACTGGGTGGGCCGCTATTGATAAGAAACTATTTGGTGGCTTTAACAGAGGCGAACTGAATATCTTTGCAGGTGGATCAGGTGCAGGTAAAAGTTTGTTCTTAGCTAACCTAGGCGTTAACTGGGCATTGGCAGGATTGAATGTATTATATGTTACACTAGAGCTTAGTGAAAGTCTTGTTAGTATGCGTGTTGATAGTATGATAGCTGAAATTCCAAGTCGTGAAGTGTTTAAACAGATCGACGATGTTGAAATGAAAGTTAAGATGATTGGTAAGAAGTCTGGTGCATTCCAAGTTAAGTATATGCCTTCAGGTAAGACGCCCAACGATGTTCGTAGTTATATTAAAGAATATGAAATTAAAACAGGCAAGAAAGTAGACGTACTATTGTTAGACTACTTAGACTTGTTAATGCCCAATGGTGCAAAGATAAGCGCAGAGAACTTATATATTAAAGACAAGTACGTATCAGAAGAGTTACGTAACCTAGCAATGGAATTGAATTGCGTGTTTGTTACAGCCGCACAGTTGAACCGTGGTGCAGTAGAAGAGATTGAATTTGATCACTCGCACATATCAGGTGGACTTAGTAAGATACAAACAGCAGACAACGTGTTTGGTATCTTTACAAGTAGAGCAATGCGTGAACGTGGACGCTATCAGTTACAGCTAATGAAGACACGTAACTCAGGCGGTGTAGGACAAAAGATTGATCTAGCGTTTGATTTAGACACACTGCGTATTTTTGATTGTGATGAAGAAGACGATGAAAACAACTATCAGTCAGCAGGACAGAAGTCAGGCAGTAGTACTATTATGGATTCGCTTAAACGTTCTAACACTACGTCAGGTGCTAGTGTAGTTGATCCTGGTGCAGGTGCTCCGGTTGCAAAGATAACAGCAGATACAGACAGTACTAGGTTAAGAAACTTTATTAATAATTTGCCAGGCGACGAAGATGAATAAGTTATGGATATACGGAGACAGTTATGCCGCAGAGCATGAAGGTGTTGAATGGCAATGGTACAAAGACCTAGCGGCAGTACGTAAGCTAGACTATGAGAGCTTTGCAGATTACGGCGTAGCTAATGAATGGATCTGTATGAAGTTCATAGAAGACTTCAAACGCGGCATACATACACAAGGCGACACTGTGATAGTTGTAACAACTCATGCGGATCGACATTGGTTCCTTTGGGATCTTCCTAGTGTTAGCAACTACGCTAGTATGAAAGATTTACCGCCTGACAACTTTCAAATGACACCAGAACAAATGCAAGCTATAGAGTTATACTACAAGCATATCCAAAGTGGATATACTAATGCTTGGAAGTATGATGCTACTACTGCATGGTGGAATGCATACGCCTTAACGCTTCGTACAGCGGGTATAAACTTAATTGTTATACCTGGGTTTAATAACACTACAGACATACTACACGAAGGCACAGTAAGTGTACGAGGTAGTCTATTTGATGCAGTATGCGCACCCGAATTTAAGAATCAAAGTGCAATGGACAAGTACTATGCTCGACCGCTGCCTGACCAACGTGTTAACCATATGCTACGTGATAATCATCACGTACTAGCGGAGGCACTTAATACTTGCTTAACTGATCACACTACACTCGACTTAGACAAGTTGCCGTGGATCACTCACAAGCTAAGCCTGTCAACCGAGCCTATGCTCAAAGGACAACTGTCTCCTAAGTTGCTTCGGTAAATAGTAGTAACACGACAATGATAGGAAAAAATATGAGTAAACACGCTAGGCCAGACAGGATAGGAAATCTTGCAGGCAACTCTAAAGCAAGCGGCATGATGACAGCAGGCAATCAAAACAACAATAAGAACAAGTGGGCAACTACTAATCTTGTTACATACTTTCCAAGAGAGAAGTCGCAGTTTGATGATCTAGAAACACTTGCACAAGAATACATTTTTACAGGTCACGGACCAGATGAACCTATTATACCCACAGACGGAACTGTAGTCACAATGGGCAGTTGCTTTGCATTAGAGTTACGCAACTGGCTAATTAGAAACGGTAAGAACAGTGAATACATCAACGTACCTGAAGGACTAAACAATAGCTTTGCTGTACGCCAGTATCTAGAATGGGCACTAACAGGTGATCGTAGCACTGATGCATATTGGTATGACAACGATCCTACATCGGGTGCATTTAGATGGGAAGCTAAAGACGATCAACAGGAACTGCTAGAACACTTTAAAAATACAAACGGTGTTGTTGTTACATTTGGCCTAGCTGAAGTATGGCGCGACAAAGACACTAAGAATGTGTTTTGGAGAGGTGTACCTGCTAAATCGTTTAATCCCGACAAGCATGAATGTGTTACTAGTACTGTACAAGAAAACGTAGACAACATGAAACGCATCTATGAATTGATCACAACACACGCTGGCGCTGACACAACAGTTATCTTTACACTTAGCCCTGTTCCGCTGAACGCTACATTTGTAGGACGTCCTACTATGATCAGTGACTGTGTAAGCAAAAGTATATTGCGTGTAGCCATTGATCAATTCTTTAGAGAGCATACACCAAAGACTGCATACTACTGGCCAAGTTTTGAAATGGTACGTTGGGTAGGAGCACATGTAGACTTCCCTACATTGTTTGAAGACAACACACCAAGACATGTTAATCGTGGCATAGTAGAAATCATCATCACTAATTTTGTAAGAAAGTTTTTCAAATGATACAAATAGAATTCGGTTGCGGCGCAAACCCAAAGCGTCCAGGATACAAGACCTGCGACATCCGCGACATACCTGGCATTGACTTTGTGTGTAGTGCTATAGACATAGCTGACCATTGTGAGCATAACAGTGTACACACTATCTTTAGTAGACACATGTTTGAACATCTTAGCTTCCACGACGGCGAACTACACTTAGATGCATGCATGAAAATACTACGTCACGGTGGTACACTTGAAATGATGTTGCCTAACATGGACTATCATGTACAGCAATGGTTAAGTAAAGATCCAGCACAAATGGATCATGCACGAGCTGGCTTCTGGGGATGGCAACGTGAAGCGGCCGATGGTGAAGAATGGGATTGTCACAAAAGCGGATACAACTATACTACACTAAATGAACTACTGGTGCGCAAAGGATTTGCAAACATTAAGAGTGTGAAGCGGCCAACACACAAGCATCTTTGGATAACAGCAACTAAGCTCTAGTCCGTATACCCTATATTGCCTGACACTGTTATTCTACGTGCGTCTGTGCTGTAGTAAGGTGTTACACTGTGCATCATCTCTCCCGGAAACAATATACATGTATTTTCATATGAACTGTCCACAGGTATACAATAAGGCGTAATACGTCCTAGTGCATCTGTGTAATGGAATGTAAAGTTAGCAGTTTCCCCACCGCTCTTTCCTCTAGCTTCTCTCCACGCACGTTCGTCTGCTTGTGTAAACGGAACTGTGATCCATAACGCAAAGCTGAACACTCCTGCATGTGTATGCGCACTAAAGTACTCTCCGCTTTGTTGTAGATTGACCCAAGCATCCAGCAGTGTCATTGTACGCGGCTCAATAGAGAAGTGATGTTCTTTTACATACATCTCAACCATGGGACCTAATATATCACGCAAGCAGTCTATGCTCGAAGTCAATACATATTCGTCTGTGATGGTGCCAACATGCGAATGATCTTTGAGAGGAGTTGTAGCACCCACACCAGCAATCTCATCCAGTACAGGTTTTAATGCGTGGCGATCTACACTAGTAGTTACATAGCCGAGGTTGGGGAATTGTATGCTCTTCATACTAGTAGTTATACCGGAGATTCCAAACGGGCGCGAAGCGTGGCTTCCAGAAATGCCGCGAAGCGGTTAACGCAGATTTCGCAAGCTACGAAGTAGTATTAAGCAGATTTTTATA